GCTGGACCGCGTCACGCTGGCGCTGGCCCCGCGTGCAATCGATGAAAACAGCCCCATCAGCCGTTCGCGCGCGCCAGCAGGTACGAAACGCCCACCATCTCAACGCCGGCCACGATCGCGCCGGCCGGCAAATAAATCTGCGCCGCGCCATAGGCCACCAGCCCCAGCCCAACAATCCCAACCAGGTCCTGAATGAATCCCCGCGCCAGCCGCACCGCAACCCCAAGCGCATATGCAGCGGAAACGCGGCCAACTTGGCTCATATAATCAGCAACCCTCTTTCCGCATAAACTGTTGGTTGCACCGGCGCCGTCGCCGTTGCCCGCCCTATGCCCATGATCAAGCCCACGATCCCGTCGATCCGGTCACCGGATTTTTCCTTGTCCGGTTTCTTGTTACCGGCGGGGTCCGTCCGCGTGGCGAAATTCGTCGCGTTCCAGGTCAGCACCGGGTGCCCGCCATGCGCCAGCTTCTGCCCGGAAACCAACCGCAAAAACTCCCGTGTCGGCCCGGCCATGGAAGTCATGCCTTGCCGGAATTCGAACATCGGAAAATCCTCGTCCTGCAGCTCCAGCGCAATCTGCGAAGCATTCCACGGGTCGTACCCGATGCTCCGAATATCGAACTTCTTCCGGTCCTCCTCGAGCACTTCGCGGATCGCCCGGTAATCGACCACGTTCCCTTCGGTCGCCAGCAGCGCGCCATCCTTGCGCCACAGCGGATAAGCCACACCATCTCGCCGCGCGCGCTTCTCCATGTTTTCTTCCGGCACGAAGAACCGGCACAGTACGTACCACGGGTCATCTTCGGTTAACGGCTCAAAAACATGGATCAGCGCGGTCAAATCGGTCGTGCTGGCCAGGTCCAAACCAGAATGGCACGTCCGCCCTTCCAGAAAATCTTCCAGGTCCTGCCAAGGCACATCGCCTTCGCAGGCTTTCCATTCTTCCAGACTAATCTCGCGGCTGGCTTGCTCAACCCACTGGTTGAGATGCATCTGCCGGAAAGTGTTCTCATAGGCCCGCAGCTCGACCGCTTTCTGCGCTTCCTCGGCCAAATAGGATGGCTTGACGCTGATCCCATACCCCGGATTCGCCTTGCGCCAGGTCTGTTCCTGGTGCCAGTCATCCGTCTCATCGGCGCCGTAGATGCACACCAGCAGCGTGGGGTCGGGTATCACGCCCGATCTCACTTTCAGCGCGTATTCGTGCATCTCCCAGCCGAACGATTTTTTGCTGTTGCCCGCCGTTGTCGCCATGAACTCGATCGGCTGGCTGCGCGCGCCCTGGCTGGTATGCAGCACGTCGTACAGCGTCCGGTCCCGGTAGGCATGGACCTCGTCCATCACCAAGCCGGATGAATTCAGCCCGTCTTTGTTTTTCGCATCAGCCGAAAGCGGCCGCAGCGAAGCGTTAAGCTCGCCGCAATAAATCGATTGCTTGAACAGCTCGCAATGCTTCAGAAGCTCCGGGCTGGACCGGATCATCGAATAGCTCTCGTTGAACACAATCCGCGCCTGGTTTTTATCCGTGCCGGCTGTATAGACCTCGGCGCCGTGTTCCCCATCCGCCAGCAGCGCCAGAATGCTCACCCCAGCGCACAGCGTGCTTTTCCCGTTTTTGCGCGGCAGCTCCAGCCAACAGGTCCGATACCGCCGCAGGCCGGTCTCGCGGTCGATCGTGCCGAAAAACGGCGCGATAATCTCTTTCGCCTGCCAGTCCGAAAGCCGGAACGGCTTGCCTGCCAGCTCGCCCTTCGAATGTCTCAGGTACCGCGGGAAAAACTCAACCGCCGCCTCTGCCTTGGCGTGGTCGAAATAATAATCAGGCATGTCCGGCCGCGCGCAGCGCGCCGAGCGGAGAATTGGTTGGCCCCGCCGGCGCCGGCTTGCCGTCGCCCCCGCCTTGAAGCGGCAACGCCGGTTGTTCCGGCCTGGTCGCCGCCACCACCATATGCGCGCGGATACGGCTGATCGAGGTCATGCCGAATTCCCGCTGCATGTCCCGAATATGTCGCCGGCATTCTTTTTCGATATCCACTTCCGGCCGCTTGCGGCTATAACTGCCGTGGTTGGAAACGACCTGGTACGTCATCCCCTGCTCATCGATGACCTTCTTGCAGTCTTCGTACCGCTTGATCGTCTCGACGTAGATTTCAAACGCGCTCATGTCGCTTTGGCGCAGCAGGTTCAAATTCCCGACCCGCTTGATCTCTGTGCGCCAGATCAGCTTTTCCTGCTCGCTCAAATGCGCCGGCGCCGGAAACTCCTCAGGCGGTTCAGCAGTGAACGCCGTTCGCGCGGCCTTATTGATCTTGCGCTTCCCCGGGTTTCCTTGCGCAGCCTTCAGCGCATCCGGTTTGGCACGCCGACCCATCCACACCCCGTTGAAAGAAAATGAAAAAAAATGTTTTTGAGAATTTCGCGGTCACACACGTTCGACCCAAACGCGGTTTCGGGCAGCCTTCGGCTCAGAACTTTAAACCCGCCCCACCCCTACCGGTTCCAGGATTGGTCCCGCGACGTCCTAGCCGAGTGATGCGCATGGCAGAACGGCCGCAGGTTCGACCACGAGAGCCGCAGGTCTGGCCTCTCGCGCACGCCCACCACATGGTCCACATCCGTCGCAGGCTGGCCGCAGCCATGCTCGCAGCAGATCGGATACTCACGAAGGAACAGCTTCCGGCACTTCCGCCACGCCGCGTCATAGATCGCATTCTTCTGAGGTGCCCGCGCCCGGTCATACTCGCGCCGCTGGACCTCCGGTGGCTTCCATCCCGGCGGCCGATGCGCAGGCGGCCTCATCGGCACGGCAGCACCAATAGAAAACGCCCGCATCCTGTTCGGGTGCGGGCGCAACTCAACCTCATGCGCTTTTTAGAATCTAAACCGTCCGATTCGTCAAGCGGCATTGATAGACCGCCCGCAATGGTCCACCCATTGCCCAATCTCCGCATAGCGCTGCAGGCTCACCCGTGTCAGCTGCTTCACGCGGTCCCGATGCATATGCCACGCGCTGGCGACCTGCTGACAACCGTAATTGTCCACGACGATCTTGAACGTCAAATCCGCCAGCGTGTATTGCTTCACCGGGATTTTCCCAGCCTCTTCCCGCCACGGCACGTACCGCTCATGATACGCGCGTATCAGCCCCGCCTGCCAATCCGTATGCCCCACACCCGCCGGCTGCCGTTCGTACTTCTGCACGGTTGCCCACAACCCGCTGGTGATCTTCACCCACAGCGCGCAAATCTCTTGCCCCGCCCGATATTGTTCTGGCGTCAGATTTCCCCGATTGAACAGCTCATCCATCACGCACGCGCGCCGGTGCCGCAGCGTCTCCGGCGTGGCATTTTCCTCCAGCTCGACAACCGCCTGTGTGCGCCGCGCGGCTTCCTGCTCGCGCCGCACACGGTCTGCCTCCTGGATGCGCTGCCATTCGGCGCTCATGCCGCGAACTTCGCCTTAATCTCCGCCAGGTTTGGCCTTGGGACCGTCCCGCACATCAGTTCGTAATACGCCTGCTGCCTGTCATATTCCTTTTCCCACGCTGGCTTTTTCGCCGGTTGCGCCGCCTTCGCCTCCCAAATTGCCCGGGTGAAATATTTGAGCGTGGTGATTTTCTGGCCCTTCCCGCGCGCCGCCGCGCTCAACCGCTTCACCACTTCCAGGATGGTCTCGCGGTCCGCCCCATCGGCCAGCCATTGCCGCACAAGCCCGTAATCGAGGTACGACCGTGCCGGATCAATCTCCATCGCCGCCAACACCGCCTCACCCACCTCGCGAAATTCGGTTTCCGAGACAGTTATCTTATCTGATCTATTATCTTGATTAGATAAGATAGAAGACCCTTCCGCCGCGCGTTCGCTTAGACTTTCGGTATCAGTTTCGGTTTTTTCGGTTTCCATCTTCCCTCCATTGATCGGCAAAATCAGGCTTCGCTGGCCCGGCGGTTCGCCATTTTTCCTGGGCCTGCCGCCCTTTGAGCCATTGATTCTGTTGATCTCGGACCGCGCCGCCGCGTTCACCAGCATCGGGCACATCACCGCCCCATCCGCGCGCCGCATCAGCAACCCGCGATCGATGATGGTTTCCAAATGGGTTTCAATTTCGCTTTCCGCGATCGCGGCGAACAACGCGATACCGGTTCGGTTCATAATCTCCGAACCGAAACCCAAAACCGAAATGCTACTCCCTTGCATGGCGGTCACGATGCGTATCCACACCGTTTGCGCGGCCGCCGGCAGCGTCACGACGCGCGGGTCGCGCAAAGTCTCCAAAATCGCTGCGCTCGCGCATTTTCGTGCCATTACTGCTCTCCCTCAATAATCACCTGCGGTCGCACCAGCGTGCCGCCATGAGAATGGCGCGGGTCCGCAAAATGCCGGTCCACAATCAGCTGGAACAGGTCTACTTCCCGCCGCAGCTCCGCCATCTTGCGCTTGAACCGCTCGACATCGCCGACACCATCCACGGCCGCTTCAAATGCCTTGCAGGCGTTGGCCGCGACCGCGAAAAGGCCCCGCACTTCCACCGGGCACGCCATGCACGTCACCGGCCCATCGAGCGGATCGTTCATGGTGGAAACCCTTTCTGCCGCATGGTTTCCTGCGCAATCTGCACGTCGAAAATGACCGGCCCATCCATGGATGTCCGAAACCCGGGAAACAACCGCTCCATCTGCTTATCCAGCAGCGCCGCCTCTTTATAGACTTGATTGGCAAATTCCTCGGCCGAGAAAACGCCCTTTTCAATCAGCAGCTCTGCCAGCGCGGAGCTCTCACATCGCATCACCAGCCATTTATCCATCAGGTCCCGCATCGCCTTGGTCCCAGGGGCAGTCATGGACTTCGTGCCATGGTGCCACCCCGCCAGCACGCTGCGCCACTTGCAAAGCTTCTCCAGCGCGTCACGCGTATATTTCATGTCCCCACCTTCGGCCCTTCGCTGCCATCCATTTCGTACCAGGTGAACTCACCATCCTCGCCAACCGGCCCGGCATGTCAGATGCCGGTAAGCATCGCGAACCGGCCGCACAAACCCGCGCGCCCGTTCCGCTTCACTCAGCACCACATAGGCTTTTTGCAGGCCCGTCGCGGGGTTGATCTCGCGGTGATCCGGCGTCTCCGGCTTGCCACCCACCAGCGCGCGGTTCGTGCGGTCCACCGGCCAAATTCCAGCCTTCAATTCCTCGATCGTTTCCTTGTTGCCCATCACAGCACCCGCGTAACAGGCGAAATCGACCACGCCAGCATCAACCAAAAAAGCCCATCCGCAAACAGTTCAGCCGTCGATTGCGGAACACGATGCCAGCCGAAATATCGGTTTTCCTCAAACCACCATCCAATCGCCATCAGCATTCGCCACCAGCCAAAGAACGTCATCACATCCCTCCCAACCACTTCTGGCCCCACGCCGGCGACGCATCGCCTTCGCTCTCATCGCGAAACCAGATGGTCCGCGCATCGAATTTCATCCTGGTCATGCCGGTGGGGCCGTTCCGGTTTTTCGCCAAGGAGAACATGGCCAGCCCTTCGGTCTGCGCAACCTGCGCATGCCAACGTTCCGTGCGCTCATCAAAATCCTCGATTTTTTCTTTCGCGCCGCGCACCGGCTCGCCTTCCTGCATCAGGTAGTAATGTGGCCGGTGCGGAAAAATCACCACGCTCGCATCCTGCTCCAGCGCGCCGGTCTCGCGCAGGTCGCTAAGCTGCGGCAGCTTATTCTCCCGCCGTTCATTCGCCCGGCTCAGTTGTGACAGCAGCACCACCGGCACCTGCAGCTCCATCGCCAGCGCCTTGATATCCCGGCTAATCTCGGTCACCTGCTCATACAGACCCCGCTGCAGCAGCATCTTGCTGGCGCGCATCAGCCCCACGTAATCGATCACGATCAAATGCAGCTTGCCCGCGCGCTTCAACCGCCGCGCCCGCATCCGCAGTTGCGCCACCGTCACGCCTGACCGGTCATCGAAATAAAGCGGCAAAGTGGCAGCGTCGCGTTCCGCCTTCGTCAGCCAGTCCCACTCATGTGGCGTCAATTCACGTAATATTTTGGCAGCGCCAGGGTTGACACCATCTGGCAACTGCCAGCTTTTACCGCGGAACACATTCTGCACATCCAGCCCGGCATGCGCCGCCGCCAGCCGCGTCCCCAGCTGCACCGAGCTCATTTCACCACTCCACAGCAGCACATGGTGGCCAAGGCTGGCCGCGCGCGCCGCGACACCCAAAGCCAGGCCGCTTTTGCCCATCGCCGGCCGCGCCGCGATAATATGCACGTCCCCGGCCATCCAGCCGCCCATCATTCGGTTCAGCGCGGCATAGCCGGTATCCAGCCCCGCCAGGCTGTCAGCCCGCTTGCCGGCCGTGTAGCTGGCCTCCAGCGCCGCCTTCACCGCTTGCCCGGCCTGCACGGCTGGCACCACATCCCCCGCCCCCTCCGCAATCTGCGTCAGCCGGGTCTCGACATCTTCCATAATTTCAGTGCCCGACGCATCCCCCGGCGCGAACGCCCGGTTCACCATCTCCTCACCCATCTCAATCAGCTGCCGGCGCAGCCAGGCGTCATGAATCACCCGGCCGTAGTCACCGGCATTGATAATCCCCACCATCGCGCCGAGCAGCTGGGCGAGGTAACCAATCCCGCCCACCTCATCCAGCACGCCGCTATTCTCGAATGCCTTGTGCAGCGTCACGGTATCCGCCACCTGGCCGGCATTCACCAGCTTCGCCAGCACCCCATAAATCCGCCCATGGATCGGGTCCGCGAAATGCTCATCGCGCAAAAATTCACCCACGCGGTCATAGGCGCGGTTATTCGCCATCAGCGCGCCCAGCAGCGCCTGCTCAGCCTGCACATTCGCCGGCGGCAGCCGTTGAGAAATCCCCAGCAGCGGATGATCGGACTGGTTATTCACGCGCCCGCCTCACCCCGCAAAGGCGGCCAGCTCAGCGCGCTCAGGCTTTGGTTTGCCCCCCCCCACAGCGGCGGCCGCTCGATCTCGGGCGGCGGCGCCACGGTGGTCACCACCCGCTCAAACACCTCCACCGGATTCGTCACATCCAACCGCAACCGCGCCGCCAGCACCAGCTGGCGCTTCACGCCCTCCATCACGCCCCGCAACAGCGCCGGGCTGGCCCCCACCGTCAGTTCCGCCAACAGGTCGAGGTCATCATCGGTAAATTCAAACGGCAGCAGATACCGCTTGCAAATCGCGAACCGCTCATCAAACCCCGGAAGCTCAATCGGGATCTGCAAATGAAACCGCCGCCACAGCGCCGTATCGATATCCTTCGCCCGGTTGGTCGCGCCCAGCGCATAGCCCTCATATTGCTCGATCTTCCGCAGCAGCACGCCGAGGATCGAGGTGCGCGCATTATCGGCACTCCCGCTCTGGTTCTTATCCCGGCTGCCGCCAATCGCCTCCAGCTCGTCAATGAACAGCACCGCCGGCGAAGGAAAATTCTTCAAAGCGCCAAATAATTTTTGGAGGTTTTGTTCCGCCTCACCAAGATATTTCGCCAAAATATTCTCAGACCCCACGCACACCAGCGGCAACCCCAGCCGCGCCGCCAGGTGATGCGCCAGCGTGGTCTTCCCACATCCCGGAGGGCCAAAAAGCAGCGCCGTGGAGCGGGGCTTCAAATTCACCGTCAGAAGATCATCCTTGGCCCGGATCTCCGCCAGCCAGGAAAACAGCGCAGTCCGCACGGTTGGTGCTAATATCGGCTCTTCCGCATCACCCGGCGGTCGCACCTCAGCTAACGAACCCAGCAGCCGCTGCAGCTTGTCGCAATCATCATCGGCCTTGCGGCGGTCACCATCCGGCAATGCATCGCCCATACGGAACGCCTTCATGGTTTTTTGTCACAATCCGGCTTTTTCTTTGTTCGCCGGAACGCCGGCGGAATATCCATCCCATCGCTGCCGGCCTCCGCGCACCATCCCTCATCCCACGCCGCGCGCCTGGCATCGCCGGCCGGCCACGGATTCGCGGAAATTTTCGCACCCGCCAAGGCAGCCTTCCCGCCCTCAATCCGCGCTTCCGCAACCTGTTCTGGCGTGGCCGGCGGGGTGGTTTTAGCCTTCCCCTTGCGCGTCTCTGGGGGCGCCTCTTCATCCGGCGCGCTGCCCGCCTCACCCTCCGGTTTGGGCTGCTCGCTGAATCGCTTGCGCGCATATTCGCCCAGCGGCGTGCCATCCAGCATCCCCAATGCCGCGCGGTACACTTCCAGCAGCGCCTGGTGCTCTGCCCGGTCCGCCGGGTCCATCCGCCGCTCGCGGATCATCTGGTTGATCACCTTCACATCAAACCCGGCGCTCTTCGCCTCGCGCTTGATCTCGCCAATATCATTGCTGATATTCGCCTTCTCTTCCTCCAGCCGCTCGATCCGTTCAACAATCGAGATCAACCGCTGATTCCCGCTCATGCGCTCCCCCTGCATTGTTCTTTTTCAACCGCCGTGCGCGCCTGCTGGCCCATATGCGCGCCATGCGCCATCAGCACGCCAATCCCTTCCGCCGCTTGCGGAATCACCGGGTAAACCGCGTTCGCGTAAAACATGCCGGTGCAGATCGCGAGGCTCATATACATCTGCGTGTCGGAAACACCGGGGTATCGCGCCCGCAGCATTTGCGCGATATCAAACGCCCCCTCATCCAAAAGCTCCAGGTTGCTGCGCGCCTTTTCGCTCACGCCACGCCCTCCCGCCGGTCATGCGGCCGCACATAGGCGATGTCGCAATGCGCTTCGCAATACGGCCGCCCCGGCACGCTGCGCACATCGCAAAATCGGAATGCAGAGGTGCCCGGATTACCGAACGGAAAGCAGCACGGAATAGATTTTTGCGATATTTTGGCCGGCAAGGGCGCGGGCGGCGGCAGGGGATAATCCGGCATCTCAATTTTCAAATTCGGCACCACTGGCTTTTCGCGCTTTGGCTTGGATACCTTCCGCTCACCCTCCGCGCCACGCCTTATCGGGCTGGGCCGCGCCGGCAGGTTAAGCCGGTGCGCCTTCCCCACCACCGCATTTTTCGAGATATTCATCCGCCGGCCAATCTCTGTGGTAGAATGTCCTTCGCCCCACAGCCTGGCCAGCTCCGCTTTCTGCGCATCGCTCCAATCCGTCATAACGCCCCCGCGATCACGAATTTCGGCATGCCCGCGGAAGCCCGCGCCGCATTCACATGCACCAGGTTGAGCCCGCTATATTTCCCGCACAGCCCATTCAACCGCGCCCAGCGCCGCGCATCCTCATAACTTACCTTCACCGCATTCCTCTCAAGAAATGCCTCCGGCTCTTTTGGGGCCGGAGGCAAGGTAAGGGAGGAAACGTCAGTCACACTGCCCGCATCAGCCCCGGGCCCGGCATCCGTCCGCTGCGCCACATTGGTCGCTCCGGCCGAATCTTTTTGGCGCGCACCACGCCGCACGCTTTCATATTTCTCCTGCAGAGTTCTACGCGTTCTAACAAACCGGCCAGGCAATGCGTTGATGGCGGCTTTAATCTCAATCCATTCAACGCCCTGGCTCCGCAATGCCAGCAAAGTATTAACTTGCTCTTCCGTCCAGGGGTCTGCCGCGCCATTCCGAAGAAAGGATAACCTGGTCTGCACGGCGGCACGGGATCGAATCGGCAGCCCCGGCATCGCGTTCAGATTGTCTAATATCCAATCCGGATGAGACGTCTTCGTCTGCGACAGCAAATAGGCATCCCGCCCTGCCGTCCATGTGTTTCCACGCCGCCTCACGCCCCGTCATCCTGCTGCAAATGCGCAATCGCCTCATCCGCCGCGCGCCTTAAATCATCCAGCTCCCGCAGCATCGTGGCACGCTCTTTGGCAGTGGGCTTTTTATGCCCCAGCGCCAGCGCGGCGGTGGCGAAAAGCTCCCCGGCATCCTGCCCTATCCGCGCCAGCAGCACCGCCATTTCGCTACGCGCGCGCACCGGCTCGGTCATCACCAGCGCGCACCCTTGCGCCCGCGCCAGGGCCGCCGTCACAATCGGCTCCCCCGCCACGCGCTCCAAATCCATGATCACATCGCACCGCGCGAACCGCTCGCTGGCCACGGAGCCATAATCCGCGAGCAGGCTTTTCTTGACGCTGGTGCAGCTTGCGGCGGCCTCCACGCCACCAAGCCGCAGCAGCAGCAATTTAAATGCCGTTTTGATGGCATTATAGTCCGCCGGCGAAAACGGCCGGCTCACAGAAACCACCCCAGCACCCGCCGCCACGCCGCACGAACAACACCGAATATGCCGGGCGGCCTTGCAGCGGCCAGTTTCTCATCCAGGAGTTTTATCTCAGCTTTCGATAAGCCACGGCATTCATCCAGTGAAATGACCTCGATCCTTGCCTGATTATCCATTTCCGCCAGCCAGCGCTTTTGGAACCGTTCCAGTGTGGCCTTATCGATCTTTCCAGACTGTCGGGGCCATTCCACAACATGGCATGGCGCCTGCCACCGATCGGCCAGATAGCCTGGCAGGCCGTCACCGGAACCATGCAGACACCTCATTTCGTTTGGCGAAATAAAATCCGAATCGACAGCAAATGGACCCGTCCGCAAATGCGCATTCAACCGCGCATCGCCCTCTTCATCCACCAGCCAGAATTTCGGTTTTTTCTCCGGCGCGCTCTCCACAACCACGGTCGCATCACCCGGCGGATGTCCCATATCCACCCCAATAATTTCCGGTGTTTTCCCCAGGCCAATCCAAAACCGCCGCCATTCTTGCTCGGTCGTTTCAAAATCCTGGTCCAGCGTCGCAGCCATATTGCGCAGCGCCTTCACGGTAATCCGGCTCACGGTGTTTTCCTTTGCACGGTCTTCACCCGGATTCGCGGCAACCCACGATCATCGAGGCTTTGCCCCGGCGCCGCACCACGGAACCCAATCGGTTGCGCACGGCTCACGGCCGCACCCGCCAGCGTACTGGCAGATGAACCGCCGCTTACCTCGCCAGCCGCATAAAACGGCGCCCATCCGCCCCATCCATCCCTGTACCGGTCATGATCGTTGCTCATGCCGCGCCATCACAAACAGCAACGGCTAACCGGCGGAGTAAAATTCTGTCATGTGAATGGCCAAAAAAAAGGGCCGCAAAGCGGTCCCGCGCGGGGATGGTTTTACCCCGGCCTGGAGCCATCCCCGCGCGGCCCTGCATCGCCGGCCGCCGCGCCGCGCCAGCGAGAGCCCGAAACTTCCAATTGCCGGAACGTTTTGGCAGGATACCAAAATGATTTTTTTCCTCATCATCCTGGCCGGTGCGGTCATCTGGGGCCTGATCAAACTCGGCAACCCGCTGAAACCGCCCAAACGCACCCCACTGCCGGAGCCGATCACCCCGGACAATTTGCACCAGGCGCTGGCCCACATCGCCGAAACCTATGGCCGGCACGAACATGAGGACGCGCATGATGAAGCCCACGGCCCCGCACCCATCCTCACGCCGGTAAAACGCCCCCGCGGCCGCCCGAAAGGTGCCAAAACCGCGACGCCATCCCACCTGGTGCCAAGATGGGACGTGCCGCCAACCGAGCCGGCCGCCCCAAAGCCGGTGGCCGAAACCACCCCGGCACAAGCCACGCAGGTTCTGGCCACGGCCCTCAAAATCCCGGCCATTCTGGTTTACGGCGCCGGCCACCACGCGGGTGAAAGCCGAGAGGTCATCATCACATCCGTGCTGGGCCACCACGCAGCCGGCGGCGAGTTCGCGATCGAAACAATCCGCTGCCTCTGCATCAAGGTAAAACAATTCCGCACCTTCAAGGTCGACAGCATCATCAGCCTGGCGGACGGCGCCACCGGCGAGATCGTCCCGGACGTTCAATCCTGGCTTAACGAAAAACTGGCCGCCTTGGTCTGATTCTGCGGAAAGCTTCCGCATGACGAGGCCACGGCATTCGGTCATATCACCTGCCATGCTCATGCCGCATCCGCCGCAGCGACTGAATCCTTGCCCTCAACCGGCACCAAATCGGGCCGAATCTTCTCGACACGGATTTTCGTAATTGCCGCGACCCGCAATAAATGCCGCGCCGGCACGTCGGTCCATTGCGTCACGGCGGATGGGCTTATACCCAACGCCGCGGCCAACGCGGTCGGACCACCAGCCTCATCAAGAACCGCTTGTAAAGGAGCCGAATACGCCATGCCTCAAAATATGTAGTAATCCTACATTTCTGGCAAGTCGTTATTCTCCATATCGCCGCAGCACTCAGGACGGCAAACTATCAATATGCCGATCACCCGCAAAAAAGCCGCAAAAACCCTGAGAATAATGGCCACCGAAGACCCGAATGCCACGGATCATCGCATCAAATGCGGCGTCCGGTTGGAACAGTCGATTATAGCTTTAGGCACGTCACAGGCCAAAATCGCGGCGGAATTTGGTGTTTCTGCCTCCCGCCTGGGCCACTGGATTCGCGGCCGGCACTACCCCGACCCCTATTTCTTGTACCAATTCTGCAAAACCTACAGCGTCACGGCGGACTGGATTTACCGGGGCGTGGTTTTCGGATTACCGGAGACCTTGGCGGCCGGCCTGAGGCAACAAAAACAGGAATCTTTGGCGGAACCTCCGGTGGAGGGTCTCCCGGCTTGCGAAATGAATACGCCATGATGTTCTCCTAATGTTCCGAGACTTAGCAACCTATCTGCGAACGCAGTCAATACGAAAAGTGGCCCTCAAGTGAACGAGGAACTGGAACGTCTTCTGACTTCGGCCCTCAGCAAGCTCAGTTCCTACGACAACAAAATGCAGGATATCGAAGCCGAGAATAAAACC